TTCACCAGTGGTGGGGTTGATGAATGCGATACGTTGTCTTGGTAAACATAGTGCAGAATATATATCACTGACGTTTGAATCATTCCACCAATTGCTAGTGTAAACCGTGTTAAGTATGACTACAGCACGTTGAACACTGTCTACCACACTATATTCATGCACCAATTGATTGATGAAGGGTTTAGCTTCACCGCGTCCGTACGGTGGGTTCAACCACACGTTACCGTTCCAGTGATAATCAAGACCTGAATCCTGTTCAGTGTGATATACACCGGCTTTGACTACCTTCTGTGCTTCATCATTGGATGCGGGATCGACATCAATTGAACCCATGACCTTTCGCGCGGATTCAATGAAGCGGGGTGGAGTTCCCCAATTATTATTCGCCATTAGTGTTTTCCTCTAACCACTTACGGTCATGTTCTTCTGCTTCCTGCTTACGTTTGAGGTTCTCTAACGCATACGCAGGGCCGCATTCACAACATGTACTTGATGATGCAGGGTTAGTGTGTTCTTTACCACATATCCAACAAGGTACGTATCTTCTACTTGATTTAGCCATTAGTGTTTTCCTTCGTTAGTCTTTTTTGAGTTGCATTGGTCTTGGTTTCACTATTTACGCAGTCGGCACTTACAGAACAATAAATATAACCGTAGTCGTCAGTGTTTGAACACGGCACTTACAAGATTCACCTGAGTTTGTCTACCTATCAAACTACCAATAAAAAAAAAAAAAGACCCTGCTACAAATTAATAAACAGGGTCAAGGCTAGGAGCTGTTACGCGAACGAAGGACGGATTGCCAAACCTTGATCAATTAGCATTTGCTCAGTCCAACCGGGTGTTGCCAAGTAAGCTTCAAGTGTCACACCGTTTGCTGCTGCTGTCATCTGCAATGCAACAGGTGCTGCTGCTGGCGCGACAGGTGCAGGTGGGACTGGTGGAGTCGGGGCAGCAGGTGCTGCTTGCTGTAAGTTAGGTGGTGGTGTGATAGTTGCACCGTTTGCAGCAATGTGTGGTACTGGTGGGGTGATAGCGTTACCACCAGGGACACTTGCGAACATCTGATCAACAGAGGGTTTGTTGTCAAGACGACCCATTGGTGGTTCTTCATCTGTTAACAATACACCGTTCAACCAGCCACCTATACCACCACGACCTTTGGTGTAACCACTGATACCTGCACTAACATAAGCAACCATGCCACTGACAAGTTTACCGGGGTCAACGATAGGCATACGGGCCATATCAACTACTGAAGGACGGTCGTCCGCTTTGGCAGAACAACTGAACACATACCAACCTGTGAAGCGTGGGTCATAGTAATCTTTACCCGCGTATTTGGTGTCATACGGTGCGAAACATTCATCAGCACCATTGTAACCTGACGGAAACGAATTTGCTTTGGCAGCGTTCACTTCTGCTGTTAACGTAGTAATCTGCGGGTCATTCGGTGGGATCAGCACTGTAATACTGAACTTAGCTTCGTCAGCACCTACTGCTTTCTTTGCAGTGAATACGGCAGGGAACCAGATAATACCTTTAATTGTAGCCATTGTTTTTATTTCCTTTAGAAAAATGAAGGTTCATCAGCAACTGGTGCTGGTGTGTTATTGTTTGGAACATCAGCAAACATCTGATTTACTAAGTCTACATCGGTTGTGGAACTTTGTACAACAGAATGTGCAACTTTTTTCAAAGTTAATTTACCGGCAACAGTTGCCACCAAGTCAGCTTCGATTTTCTTCTTCTGTGCATCAGTCAATTTGTCGTGCTTTAACAGTGCTGCAACTGATATGAGTTTCTTCGGATAGATGTCATCAAGCTTCAGACGACGTGACTTCAGCTTCTTGACAATCTCATCTTCGGACTCATTCCATTTTCTGCTACTGTTACCAGCTTGCATTGCATAACCATTAACATGCTCACCTGCTTCAATACGTGCTTGTATCTCAGCTTTACATGCGTCAAAAGCAGCCATCAAAGGTTCTTGTGCGCTTAACAGTTCAGACAGTTGGTCTGATGTTAGTGATTTAGGATCAGCAATAACTTTACTGATTTGTTCAAACATTGGTAGTTCACCAAGTTCTTGCTTAACTTCGGTACTCATATCGGTCACCACTTTTATTGATTTCTCAGTGGCAGTCACACAATGACCACCATGTTTAGGGTTAGCTTTGCACCATTGACAGTGTTTACCACTGTATGTTGGTGCGTCGGGTTTATCAGTTTCACGTGCTGCTCGACTCATTTTATCAAGTTCATCCATGACAGACATCGGTGATAAATCATCTTCATATCGAGTGCTACATTGATACCGTATGACAGGGTTAGTCTTCGGTTGCACGATGGTCACACGGCAGTTTCTAACACGTTCAGTTCTAAATGGTGATACTAAATCGACACCACTACCAATGAACGGACGCATTTTACCACCTAAATACGACAACAACTGAGTATTGTTTTTAGCATTAACCCAACCACGACCATCTTTGTAGTCAATGACTTCTAAGAATATGACTTCATTAATTGCGTCAGGGTCAACACATGTGATGGTGATGTCAACTGTACCCCACCAATCATCACGCAAGTAGAAACCACCAGGGTTAGCTTTTGACTCAGCTTCAACGGTGACAACACAACCTTCGTATTCAGCTTTTAACTCACTGACACGTCGGGTGATGTAGTCAAGGCACATTTGCACACGGTTGATGCGGTCAATACCAACCAGCCAACCTTGTGAGTTGTCAGGGTGATTCGCACCAATGATTTGCTGATCGTACTGGATAGCTGCGACATTGTTATCCATACACATCTCAAGCAGAAGGTGACTACCTGTGCCATCAATAGCTGCTTCACCCGCAACATCAACATAGTTAGCTTCTTCACGCACACTACCGGGGCAGTTGGGCCACCTGTGGTTGCTAGGCCCTAGACGGGCGTGACCGGTCACTACTTTATACCTTGAACTTTGGTAAGTAACACGGTGAACTGTTCAGGTTGCAAGTCGTTCACAGACGTTACACCGAGCTCAGCCATTGCGTTATCAATTGCTTCACGAGAACCTAGACGACGGAACTCAACAACTAATGCATTGTTTAATTCTTCTGGTGTCATGGTCGGTTGCATTGCACGATCCTGTGCAACCGTTGGGACCGCAGCAGGAGCAGGAGCAGCAGGAGCAGCAGGAGCAGCAGGAGCAGGAGCAGCAGGAGCAGGTTTAGGTGCAGGTTTAGGTTTAGGTGCAGCAACAGGAGCAACAACAGGTGCAACAACAGGAGCAGCAACAGGTGCACCACTGCTATCCATGTGGTTAATAAGGGTGTGAATAGCTGCAGTGTTAGCTGCTAACGCTGCTGTTTGTTCTTTAATTAATTTTTCAATCGACATTATAAAGTTCTCCAAGTTGGGATTTTTGTTCTTCAGTTGGTACGATGCGTAATCGACCATCATTGAACGCTGTTATCATTTCACGTACAAACAGTTGATATGGTTTACCTGTTACACGTAATGTTTTTTTCATAAATATATTAAGTTCAGACTGAGACATACGCATTCGCAAGTCACCGTCTAACCCTGTTTCAATTACTTCATCAGACATGAGAAGTTCCTCGTTAGTTCGTTATGTCACCGTCAACAAGTATAGTGGAACAATTTATCACTTGTCAACAATAATGTTTGACAAAGTTTCACAATAGGTATAAATTTAATATCAAGTTAAATAACCAAGGTGACAACCATGAAAAACTTAATCGTAATATGTACAGTCCTATCGGTAACCGCTTGCAACACTACACCAGTCGTTGAACCGCGTGTACAATCACTTGAAGACGCTATTGTGACGTTAGACAGCCATGCTGAAAAAGTTGCAATGAATAAAATGTTTTGTGAGGGTAGAGGGTTTGACTACTACGCTGAAACTAGCGTCAGTTATACGTTCCGCTGTCAATACCGCGTTGATGAAAACGGTAGTTACCTTGGTGGTGGGTATTTCCATCTTGTTAAGTAATATAATTTACTCTAATATTTATGCGCGGCTTATCCTTGACCGATCATCTTGGAAACAGCATACACTGACCATGTTGCCGCGAGTTTATTGGTCAGAATTCACATAAGGTCAGCAGTAGATGTCAGCACAAACACACCTGAACATAAGTAATCAAGAATTTATCCAAGCTATTTTCGGTGACGATGCCCCATGGTGTCATGTTACCGATTTCCCTCATGACCCTGGTAACATTCCTAAAGATCAACATTTGATTGCATGGAAAGGTGATTATTTTTCACGTTACAAGATGTCAGCTAACACCAATCAATACTTCACTATCAGTAACTTCTATTGTGATGACCAACAGCAAGCGCGTCGTCGTAAAGCATTATTTAGGCACACACCGTGTATTGTGCTTGATGATGTAAAAGAAAAGTTGTCAATGGTGGAAGTGAACAAATTACCTAAACCTGCATGGATATTAGAATCATCAGCAGGATCAGAGCAATGGGGTTATATTCTTGATACACCGTGTACTGATCGGGGTCGTGTTGAGAACCTGCTCGATGGTTTAGTTGCTAATGGTCTTGCACCAGATGGTCGTGACCCAGGCATGAAGGGTGTCACACGTTATCTTAGACTTCCCGAAGGTGTCAATAACAAAGCGAGTAAACTGGTGAATGGTCAACCGTTCGACTGTCGTATTGTTCAATGGCAACCATTTAACAGAGTTACACTTGAACAATTAGCTGAACCATTCGCTGTTGACTTAAACCGAGAAAGACGTGAGTCACGTGTCGACGGTGCTGCTGCTGTGTCAGACCACCCACTGGTGAACATACCTGACATTGTACATATTAAGGAGATACGAAGTGATGGAAGATTCGACGTTACGTGTCCATGGGTCGAGGATCACACTGGACAAGATAATTCAGGAAGTGCTGTCTTCACAAATAGTGATGGGACTATCGGTTTTAAGTGTCACCATGGCAACTGTCAAGAACGCACCGGCTCAGACCTTCTACGATTTATCGAAAACGAATCAACAGGGTTTAGCTCAATGCTTAAAAATTGGCAGGTTATGCGAGAACTTGAGTCAGTTGCCCCACCAATGTCTTTCATGTCCCCCGTACCTGTTGCGCCGGTGGTACATCAACCCAACGCTGTGACCATTGAAGCAATCAATGAAGTCAGCTTCATGGCGTTACCTGTTGCCGCACCAGCGCCCGTTGAAGAAGTTGACCCCAATGCACTGCAACTGTTCTGTGACAAGCTTCGTCGTGAATTACCTGGTACTGATGAGCAACGTGCAATTGCTTCACAGATACTGAAGTTCACTGATGACATGCCTAAGATAGATCAGAAACATTGGCACGATGTCGTCGTCGATATTATGCGATGGAGTAAAGCAGACTTTAAAGACATCATCACTGACCTACGTAAGACATGGTATGGGGATAAAGTAAGTAAATCGACATTTTATGACAACGTTGTATTCGTTAAAGAGTTAAACCAGTTCTACGACTGGGAGTCAAGCATATTTTTCAGCACTGAAGCATTCCAAAACTCATTCGCTCATGAAGACGCTGAAGCACGTAAGATTGCATTACAAGACGGTCGAGTACAAAAGGTTGATCGTCTTGATTTCGCACCGAAACAACCACGCATATTCATCGAGAGCGGTTGCCGCTACGCTAATACTTGGTGTGAATCATCTCAGTCATTCGGTGAAGCAGGTGATGCGTCACGTTGGTTACAACACTTCGACGCACTAGAGTGGACCGAACACCGTGACCACATTGAAAAATGGATGGCGTTCACACTTCGTCACCCTGATCGTAAAATCAATCATATGTTACTGCTTGGTAGTGGTGAAGGTTGTGGTAAAGATTTCTTGTTGTACCCACTCATTAAAGCGATGGGTGATAATCACACAGTTATATCTGGTGAAGATTTACTGTCAGGCTTCAATGATTACGTACTATCAACTAAGTACCTGCACATCAATGAAGCAGAGTTGGGTGATAGACGTGAAGCATTGGCAGTCAGCAATAAACTTAAACCGTTGGCAGCAGCTCCACCAGATACGTTACGCGTGAACCAGAAAGGTATCAAACCTATTAAAGTGCGTAACATACTCAATGCTACGATGACCACGAACAGTGTGATGCCACTTCGTCTTAATGGCCCTAGTCGTCGTTTCTACGCGATATGGTCAGACATCAACCCTCGTGATAAGAACGATAACATGAAGCGTGAGTGGCTTGACTATTGGGAAGACCGGTGGAACTGGATGAAAGGAGGAGGGTGGAAAGCCGTTGTTCACCATCTGATGCACGTTGTTGACTTAACCGAGTTCAACCCTAATGAAGCACCACCAATGACTGAGTTCCTGCGAGAGATTAAAGAATCATCTAAGTCACCAATGCAACAGACTGTTGAACAGTTTATCAATAAACAACATGGTGCATTCAGATGTGATGTTCTTACTGCTAATGATATGGGGGAGACTCTGCGTGCTGGCGTGATGACACCTGCTGACATGATGACCGATCCTAAGTTCTTCACTGATAAAAAGGTGAGTATGATACTGAAAGAGATCGGCTGCTACAAACAGATAAGATGCAGTGAAGCACGTTTGTGGGTGATACGCGATGAAGAGAAGTATGCAGCAATGACATCGACGCAGTTGTACCACGAGTATGAGCGTCAGATGAAGATCGCACGCGGTGAACAAAGTTTAACAGTGGTAAGGTAGACTTTTCCGCATCATGTGTTACAATGTGTAACACAGGTGGTGGCATTGACTTTGGTATGGGTATTGGTCACGAAAAAGCCATTGATGAAATAATTATAGAAGCTGAAAACAATGACGAATGGGCGTAAGGCGTTGTTAGGTGACGTGAAGTTGAATTGATAACGGAGAGAAATTATGATTAGAAAAACAGATAAATTCCAAAAAAGATTTGTAACCATTTGGAGTAGAGGTGTTGCCGATAGAGGTAACACCGCAGAAATATTTAGACGTGAAACTTGGTGGTTATTTTGGGTTATACCTCTTTACAGTAAAGAGACTATTATTGATAAACCACGTTAGACACATAACCTTACAAACAGGTGCAAATATAAAGTTGTACATAGCGAAGCGGCAAACTGTTATTTGTCGCGCTGATTTGAGTTGTTATACGGCTTATAAAGGAGGGAAAGAATGAAAATAAAATCAAGAGTGTACTGTGGTGATTGTGTTGACTCAGTAGAGTTTGATGGTAAGTACCTAATGGTTAGGGATGGAGATATTGGCAAAGGACATACAAATAGCATGCAGTTAGAAATGTTTGACCTAACTGACATACAAGAATTAATAAGAAATTTACAAATGTACGTTGAAGATAGGAAAGCCGTATAACCCTTACATTAAGCGGCGCTGTTTTTGCGTCCGTTTAAATGTGTTGTTAGTAATGAATTAATTTTGGAGAGTGAATTGTGAATTGCACAAAATGCAACGGGAGAATGGAAGTCGTTAACTCTCGCAGAAGTGGATCGGCTAAGATGCCGAATAAGTACAAGGTTATAAGTGGGGATTTCACCATGCGGCAAGGCAAATGCACTGTTTGCGGTGGAAAGGGCGTGAGTATTGAAATGCAAGAGGGTGAGTTGTTGGAGTTATTGCAAATGAGAGAGGCAATAAAAAAGATAAATAGTAATTTTAATTCTTACTAACCCTTAGTACAGAGGATTTAATAGGGCTATGAGCATAGCGAACTGTTAAATTCCTTTGATACGTGTTGTTAGTTTTTGCTGATGACACTTAACGATAAGCGAGAAAGTATATGAGAATAGAAATTAAATGTTGGAGTAGTATAGCTAATTGTGAATACCCAACTTGTGACCATGATGAAGCGTTCCCTGTTTATATTTTATGGGAAGGTAACGAAATAGAGGCGTGGTACAGAAACCCTGAAATGGATGAATGTTGGTTTGAAGATGATGATGAAGTTGTTTTACATGGCGTAACAACTTGGAAGTTACGATAAGCAAACTAACCTAATCAACAGAGGCAAAAACACAATACAACTGTACGACGGGACAAAAGCAGCTAACTGTTTTTGTCCTGCTGATTGAAGTTGTTAGCAGCGAATTACTAGCGACACACTAACAGGAGAAATAGAATGGAAATCAAGGTAACACTAACAAATGATGATTTAGATGAAATGGATTTTCACGATGAAGAAGCTTTAATGTGGCACATAATAGAAACACTTGACAATCATGGTGGCAAAGAATTGGTTGCTTATAATGTTGAGATAGTGGTTGAGGAATAATTCCTGCTAACACTGTACTTGCGCGATTAAATCTCTATTTACTCATCAAACCAGTAGCGTTAAGTTGCTGGTTTTTATTGAGTTAGAATAATAACTATGGGGAAAGATGGAAAATGAAATCATTTTTATACAGAGTTCTATACAACATGATCGGTAAACTGATATTACTACCGATCATTTACATCAGCATCAGGAAAGGTGCTGACAATTTACCTAGTAAATTCTTCTACTTTGACAACGACGAAGACGGTTACACCGGTGATAAACGTGGTTGGTACAGTAAATATCTGAAAGTGAAGGTTTCGTCACTGCCATTGTGGAAACAGACATTACACGCTTATCGGTGGTCTGCGTGGCGTAATCCTAGTTGGAACTTGAGGTTTCACCCTGATGCATCAATTGACGTGGGTGACGCTGTGATAACTCACGAAGGTAATACCAGGGTTCATGATTATCAAGAAGGTCATCATGGGTACAACTGTGTTATCAATGGTGAATATGAAGCACACTTCAGGTTGATACCTCTCACCAAAACCAAAAGCTTATACCTTCGGTGGGGCTGGAAGATTTACCCTCATTTATACGTCAACGGGCGAACCGTACCTAAACACAAAAAACGAAGCATTTGGGCTTTTACAATCAGGATCAGAGGTAAGTCATGATATACAAAGTGAGAAAAGTAGGCGCTAAAAAATGGACCGTGGTTACCAAGCGACAATACGAACAAACGGTTAAACGTATTAACATGGGTTATGCATTCGAGGTGACAACTGATGGAAACTAAAGAATTATTGTGTCTTACCCTGATTTAATTGAACATGTTGAAGTGGTGCTGAAGAATGAATGATTTACAGATTAAGCATCTTCAAGACAACCTTCGTGATGCGTTGGCACGTGTTGCGGAACTTGAACACTTTGATGGTGAAGCACGTGTTGCTGAACTTGAGAAGGAGGTTGTGAGGCTAAAACGTCGCAATGTCGAGTGGAAGTGTAAATATAAAAAGATACACAACAAACACTCATCACGTAACATATTGGTGACACGTTCAGCTAAAGCATTGAAAGAAATTGAGAAGATTAAAACAGAAGGTTTCACCGGAACAGTTAGATCACAACTTCGACTAATTGCGGCTAAGTTCTTTCTCAGTGTCGGTCATACTCAAGACCTATGGTATAAAGGTGACCAATATGCGAAATAAATACCAACGTGAGATTAAACCCGGTGTATGGGTAGATGTGTACGACGTGTTACAAGCGTTCAATGTTACATGTCCAGCCATGGCACACGGTGTGAAGAAATGTTTAGCGCCAGGGTTACGTGGTGTGAAAGACAGCATTCAGGATAAGCAAGAAGCTGTTGCAAGCATAAACCGTTCTATTGAAATGGAACAAACTAAACTAAAAGAAGGTGACAAAGCATGACCGATAAAGTAGAAGAACAACCAGAAATCACACAAGAGCTTGTTGATAAAGTTTACATTGAAATGTCAGCAATGTGGGACGACAAGTTTGAAGCGAGTGGGCATAGACTCACTGCATCATTCGTCGCAGAGAATAAAGACGGTTGGGCCGTTCAATTCTTAGCTGAATATCAAATGGCGAAAGAGAACATTGAAAGTCTTGGTCTAACCATCCCGATGCTTATTGAAGGTGTGACTATTAAATTGGGAGAAGCTGATGCAACAATTGAACATTAAGCGATTACGAGGCAACCACCAACCCGCACCGCGTCGGGAGACTGCGGGCTCTGCCGGTTACGACTTACGTGCTACCAGCTTTGAAGTGATTAAACCAGGTGAACGTCTGTTAATAGGTACAGGGTTCGCGTGGGAAATCCCTGAAGGTTTGGTGGGCATGGTTCGACCACGGTCAGGCCTCGCTTGCCGTGATGGACTGCACACATTAGCGGGTGTCATTGACTCAGACTACCGTGGTGAAGTTAAAGTGCTGCTGATCAACCTTGGTGATGAAGAGATTGTCATCAGTAAAGGTGACCGCATTGCTCAGATGGTCGTCACACCATTCTACGGTGTCGAGCTGAATGTGGTCGATGAGTTAGATGACGTTGACCGTGGTGGTGGGTTCGGTAGTACAGGTAATGGGTAAATCAATCATCACCACTGACATTATGATGGGTTGCATCACAGAGGGTGAAACTTTTACGAAAGCATCTGTGATGTTAGAATTACAATCACGAGGCATCTATACATCAGAGAAGACGGTCAACAATCACGTCAACAGGTTAGAGAAGATTGGTCTGTTAAAAGAGCATAAAGTGGTGGATGGCGCTATGCACTACGTGTGTACATCAAGTGACACAATCACCGTGAAAAAGAACACCACGCGTCGTTATAACGGGTCTAAGTTATCACGTGTGATGTTCAGACTAATGCATGAACCACTTGTACATGGGTGATGTGATACACAGTAACAATGAGCCGCTTAACTGCGGCTTTTTATTGTCTACAGGAATGATACTTCAGGTTCGTACTTCTTGAACCAGCGACGACCTTGTTTACCCTGCTTATCAAGATACACCCTTCTGTTCTCGTAACCGATCTTCCTCATTAAACCACCCATCTTCAACTTGCCGCGATTTATTGGTGACAATTCGTCAACCTCTTTTGAACTGAGCCCGTCAAGATCACGACCTTTTGCCCATTCGTAGAAGATAGCGTCTTCATTGTCTACATCAGTTTTGGTAACCTCAGTATCAATTGCGTAGTTGAACCAACGACGACCCTGTTTACCACTGTCAAGGATCACCACCTTACTTTCATACCCTGATGACTTCATCACTGATGCTATGGCTTGCTGACATTTGTTAACAATGTGAACGGGTAATGCTTGTTTAATGTCCTGAGTGCTGTAATTGTTCAGGTCATATTCACCCACCCAATCCTTGATAGCTATGTAGTCATGACTGTTGTTGTAGTTGTTCTTCTGGTTACTCGGTGTCGCACCAAGTAGTGTGACCAGATAATACGTGTCTATTGATGCCCTTATTATATTTGATTGTACGTGTGTCA